GTATAGGTCCCTGGCAGATTCCCTGTCAACGTGGTCCAACAAGAATTGATATTCAGCAATGCACTCAGCATATAGCTTATCCTTGGTATTGGTCATCCATTCATGTGTGCGCAGTGAGTGTAGCACTGTTGCGTGGTCTCGTTTGAACATCTTACCAACCTCCTTTAGAGTCATTCCGCTTGATCGCAGTTCGTGCATCAGGAATGCTCTGCGATATACCAGTTCATGAGTTCGGTTCTTGGAAGATAACCTATCTCGTTGGATGAGTTCTTGTATTTTTTCAAATTGGTTCATGTTAAAAATAATATCGTTTGTTAATTGTTTCCCTTGACCACACAAGTGGTTTTTGAGGTGTATTTCTAAATGTATTTTCTCTTTCTCTTAATTCAAATTTATGAGAGCGAACTCTATAAAACAAAATTATTGCTTCATGCAGAGCCATAATCTCATCTGTTTGTAAAATAAACCACTCATGTTGAATCCTTTTATGATGTAAAAATGAATGCAAATTTTTTTCCAAATCAACTGCATTTTTTCTATCCGGACACACATAAATTGATAAGATTTCAATGTCTTTAAATTTTTCTTTTAACTGAGAGAGCCTTCTATCTATGTCATTAGTTATTCCAATTTTTACATAGTCAGTGTTTTCTCTTCCCATTAAATAAACCATATCCTCTTTCATATCGGACTTACTTTAAATTTACCATCATTATATCTGCCTGTCCAAATCAGTTCACTCTTGTACCAATAAGCGAGTGACTTGCTGTGGAAGTTCCACTCCTGAACTATTTTGCTCCCGATGTGGTATGTTAGTTTGAATTTCATATCTCTTGGTATTTGATTTCACATATTCTGCGGTATAGATCGTGGTTGAATGTTGTCCAAAATCGGTCAAGGATTGGGCGGTTAAACGAACCAACCCCATTCATCCTCGTCTTGGTAGGCTGCGACAATGGCATCCTCAAAGTAATTGTTTTCATAGGCTCGAGCGATGTACTCATCGCATTCTTTTGTTTCCTTAATTGTAAGATGTTCAGCATATTGTTTGTGTATTATTTTATAGTTCAACATATCAATGACCAAGATGGTGTACTCTGCAATGATGTGACCATTCGTATCAGTATCACCATGGTCCTCGAGTTCGATTTCAATTTCAACACCAGCGGTTGTCATCGTGGTGAAGTAGTCACCCATTTCAATTATTGTACTTTTCATTGTAAACTCTTTGAGCATATTTGACATAACTTCCTTTCAATTCGTAGCTTTTTTCGTAGTGCGTTTGATGGTCAATAGCTGGAGCATCAGTCACAGGATACCTGTTGGTTGACATCAGCCACATCATTAGTGCAATGAATGGGATGAACAACAGTGCGTATCTGAAAAAATTCTTTTCCTCTTCATCGAGGTGCTTCCATTCGTTTCTGAGTTGATTAATTTTCTGCATTTTCGATAAGTTCTAAAAGGTTACTAATTGCATTCCATTGAGCGGCAGAGTGAAGTGTGCCTCGATCATTAGGACCAAATGCTTCACGCATCTCAAGTAGTTCTTGATACATCTCAGCCTCTTGGCTTCTGATAAGTTCGATGATTTGTTCTTTGTTCATGTTAGTTGTTTTGAGATTTATACTGCGAAGATATAGAAAGGTTTCATATCTGCAAAACTTTTTTAACATTTTTTTTCATCTATGCACAAAATACCATAAAAAAAGGGGTGTCTCCACCCCTCCAAACAATTATGAACCCTCGAATTTACAAAGGAAATTTCATAGAATCGATATTTTTGTAAAGTTTTTTCTGACCATCTCGCTCAAGTCGCTCAGATTCGAACACTAAGATTCGCCCTCCGGTTGGTTTGACAGGCGCACCTCTCTCAACGTGCCATCCTTTGGAGCCATCACCGTACTCTTCCTTATATGTTCCTGTGAGCATCATGTGAAGTTGCTTGTGATCGTGGCGGTATCCTGTCTTAGCGTGGAAACTGACAGTGTCTCTGACATCATTTCGAGCAGCGTTCTCGTGGATGTGACCCATTGTGAACACATCGAAGTCCTCATACATCTCCAATGCCCTGGTGAGGTTCAATGCTCCCTTTGTAACTACACCACCACCACCTGAGCCGTGGAAGTACTTAATCTTGAATGCAGATACAACATTCATATCAAACGTTTGGCGAACTACAATCCACCCACCATATCCTCCAGCATATACCTGAGAGCCATTTCGGTAGTTCAAAAGGTCAACGAATCGCTGAAGGATGTCGGTCTCTTGCCATTTGATGATTGCGGTCTCGTGGTTTCCGTATCCGATAACAGTAAGCAAGTGAGCATAAGGTGACCACCATTCGACAGCTGTCTCAACGATTGAATCGAGGTACTTGGCATTGTTGTGTTCAGGTCGGATGTCTGATTTGTTCCCTCTGCGATCACCCTTGCCTTGCATCAAGCAAAAGAAATCGCCATTGACCATAATTGGAATGTTGTTCTCAACACAATAGTCAAGGTCTCTCTTGAGAATATTCCAATCACATTTTGGATTGTCCCAATGGATGTCAGAAAGCATTGCAATCTTGACCTGTTTGCCATCCATCTGAATCTCGTGGATGTTCTTTGCGTGTTTTTTTACTATCATTTATTGATGTTGGAGTATCTGAAGAGATACATAGTTCCCATTCCTATCACAAAGCCAAGAATCAGCACCCAAAATACAGGCTTTTCTTTTTGTGATTTGTACTTTGCCACCTCAACCTTCTGCACTTGGCGGATGGTGTCACGCTTGAGGCGGTATTCGATGCGTGTTTGCCACCTTGTCTGAGGCACATAGGATGTCTTGTATTGAATGATTGTATCCTTGGTGGTATAATACCTCTCATAAACGATTTGATTGTCCCTGATGACAGGAAATGAGTCGATAGTTGTGATTCGAATTGTATCACCGACCTCTTCACACTTGTATCCTTTCTTGATTGCTCTGCGCAGATGATAATTGGCAGAACATCCTGTCACAATTATTGCTAATATCAGGCTAAAGGTTGACAATCGTTTCATGTTTTTCAGGTTATAGGCTTAAAATTCATTTATCAAGCAATAGCTCACTGTCTTTTGACCCTTGGTTGCTCTAATAAACGTGCGATATTTATCCATATCATTGACCACTTGACATCCAGCTGACCACCATCCGATGGTGGCGCCTGTGTTATCTGCGTTGATGTTGTATGTGTTAGGATGGAAGTTGATGCCAAAGTAACCACTCTGCACTTGACCGATTGCCTCGCTCTTGTCATCCTTATCGGTGTCACGATTCACTGCAATGGATGCACCAAGCTGAAGCAAAGCATCAACCTTGCCATTGTGTCTGCCAAACTTCCAAAGATTGTAGTACCAAGAGTCAGCCACAACCACAGCGGCACCATCCTTGTTGACCTTTTCGAATTGCTTGAGTGTTGGTGTACCTGGATTGGTGGTTCCTGAGGCAACTGAGATGAACTGCTCACCCTTGAAGAGGTAGAACTTGTCATCAAATTTGTTTACTGCATCCTCATTAGATCGTACACCAAGAATCCAATGGTCTGAAGGAATGCTCTTGAAGTTGCGCAGTGTTTTGACCTTGTCGAGTAGCTGCTTATCGGTATATGCTCTGACCATTTGTCCAGTTTTTTGTCCGTTTTACTGGACATTTTAAGTGTTTTACACCTCAATTATATGTTATTCACTTCCAACCATCCAACTCTTTCTTGGACCTGGTCACAAATCTGCGCATTGCTGCGAGTATATTCTTTCCTGTCACACTCTCATATGATTCATTGATGCTCTTGACCTCAACCACTACGCAAAAGAACGCAACAAATTTGGTCATGATAAGCTCAACCGAAATGAAGTGAGCGATGATGTCTCCAGCAATGAACTTCTCAATCAGGAACGTGAACACAATACCACCCGAATACAAGGCAGCCTTGCCAAGTGTGTCACTCAATCTGCGTGACTTGAATGATGACCAACCATTTTTCTTAACTGAGCGCCAAACTCCAAAGATGGTGTCGATGAATATGGCGAGGATGGCAACCAATACCAATGGCTGAACCGGAGCGAGTACTGTGAACAATGATGCGAAGATTGCGAGTGTTGTATTTTTCATCAGATGACGAGAATTTGATTGTTGTATCCGTTGTTGCGTGGATATCCACAGTTCCAAGTACCATCCATGAAGCAGTCACCAATGCACTGATTGCATTCGATTTGCGGTCGAAGGTCGGTGTCACGATTCTCATGGCTGATGAAGATAGGATATTCAGCTCGGTTCTTGACCAGGTATCTGATGAGTCGCATCTCAAAGAATGAAGCCTTCTGAGCATAGTGTTCCATGCCGAATGCTACCTCAGAGCGACTGACGCTGGAGGAGTTGTCACCGAATTGAGTTTGCAATCCCTTATTCTTGAGCTGATAAGTCAACCCAAATACAGCATCCTCAGCCGAGCGCCATGCGATGACAGGTTGAATGAATGTGACAAGGGTCTCTTCTTCAGGTGTGAGTGTTTGATCGTTATATGCCTCAAGCAAATGGTTGTAAAAGACAGTACCAAGTATCGGCATCACTCGGAGCTGTGCTTGAGTTGCAACATACGGGAACACATCAGTCACATCCACATTGGCTGTGATAGGTGTGTTGGTCTTGAGATAGTTTTCAGTGATAAAGTACAACATCAGGCTTGAGGTATTTGTGTTTGTGCGGCAGCTGCTTGAGTAGCGGTAACATCACCACCTTCAATCGGTGCAAGTGATGCGAGTGCTCTGACTTCATTGATAGTCATCTGCTCGAGTACCTTGGTTGCAACCAATGGACTCATTGCATTGAGAGCATCTGATGTCTTGGAAGCATCTCCCTCGATTTCAACGATGGTCTCATTGATGATTTGGAAGTTGTTGATTGTGAACTCAGCCACACCCAATTTGGCGATGTGAAGTAATTCATTGAAGATATCTTGCACTTGCTCTCTGAGTGGCATCACGACATTCTTTTCGAAGATGACGTATGCTTGCTTGATATCAGAACCTGAACCGAGTGAGCCTGTGGTGCGCACTCCCATCAATATTGGGTCGATTGTGTGAGCAAAACATATTTGCTCAGTGTTCAATCCTGATGCCTCTTGAAAGAGTTTATCATTTGAGTTGGTTGGAATGCTCTCAATCTTTGGCAACTGCTCTTGTGAGTTGGCAAAAAATGCAGCGGTCTTGCCAGCGTTCTGCGCTCCTTTGAGTTTGTCGATGGTTTGACGTAGTACGTTTTTCTCTTCCTCTGATTGCGGTCGCTTAGGGAACATGATTGCAAACGATGGGAAGATGCTATTCTGAATGTTTGACTTTGCAAAATAACTTAACTCGCCCGACAAAAATGCAAAGTTAAGTGCGGAGCTGTACTTTGGAAGCGGATACCAATCTTGACCCAAGCAATCAACCTCATAAACAAAAAGCTGTTCACGATCAGTGCATGATGGATGATGTCTCTTGATTTCTTGGATATCGATTCGAGTCGACCAATCTTCACAAATGAAGTACTGATTCTTTTGGCGACCCTTTCTAACCTTCTCAGGTGAGACGTTCTCAGCCCTGGTCATCTTCATCTTGTCATCAAAAAACAAGCGGAAGTAAACGCGATTGTGCACAATCAATTGCTCGGTTGTGATTCGAGCTGTCTTTTTGAGCTTGATTTTTTTCTCGAATGTGTACAAATCAAGGAGGTCCTTAGGTGTTGCGTTGGTTGTCTTGAGTTCGAATCCACCACCAATGACTGCATTTGTTTTGTAGTCCACGATAGCACCATGAAGTGGTGAGCTGTACACCATTTGATTGAGCAACTGAGGATACATATCATCCTGACCAAATCGGATTTGGTTGGCGGTAGTGTATCGACCATTGACATATGGGAGTGACAGGTTTGCACCACCAACTTTCAAGAATGGTGTGCTGAAAGCATCGTAATTGGATGAAATCATCTCAACTGCTTCCTCTTTTTTTGCTCTGAATATATCGTACCAAGCCATGTGTTAGTCGTAAATTGATGAAATTGATGCGCCACTGACAACCATTCTACCCTCCTCAATGACTACTCCTGTGGTATCACTGATTTCGGTTGGTGGTATGGTTGATTCGTACACGCTGTATGAGTATTGTCCCTTCATTAGTTCCACATCGATTGGTTCATCCAGGTAAAAGAGATTGAATCTCTCAGGATATGGTGACTCATCGGTATTGGTGAAGAGAATTGGGTCGGATGTTGGGTTCATTTCGTTCTGAAAAACGAACAAATAATATGGTGAAGGCAGCGTTGACACCTCTGACAGTGTCACGACAATACTATTCACCTCACCCTTATTGATGTATATCATTACTTATGTTGCAATTAGGTTGAAATTTGTTCACAATCTTACATTTCGCCATGAGATATGTGGCAGAACTTACCAGTTAATGTATAAAGAAATGTAAAATCTATACCTTATTGGGTACGAATCATACCCTAATGGATACAATCTATACCTTATTGGGTACAAAAAAAGCCACCCCGAAGGATGGCTTCACAACGAACAGAAAGAAAGTTGTTAGATAACTGCGTTAACGGCAGCTTCTTCGATTTCATAAGCAAGAAATTCAACTTCAGCAGTCAAGGTAACGGAATATTTTGAACCATCCGCACGAGTCACTCCTGAGCCTTCACCTGTTGCGGTGAGTTGGAGTTGTGGGAAGTACCAATACTTGCCATTCATATCCTTAACGATTGCCACCAAGTATTGTTGACCAGCTCCCAAGATTTTGATTGCTTGAGATTTGTCCTGGTCTCTTCGGTGGAACATGAGGTTGATGACAGCAGTCACATAAGATGAACCATTGATAAGGTCAATCGCTGCTTCCTCAGTATATGAACCTGTATTTCTACGGATGTCAAATGCTGTGAAATCAGGCGCACCACCTGTCAAGGTGATGGCATCGATTGTCCAAGTGTTGGTATTGTCTAATGTGATACCACTGATGTTGTCTTGCTGATTAATCCAAATCTTTTCAATACCACCTGTATTGTTGTCGCAAGATTTCACTATCGACTCGAGGGCACTACATGACATAAATTCAAATTTTATCAGTTAAAAAAAAAGAGGGGAGTATTTCATCCCCTCGGGAATACTATGAG